ATATTAACAGGAGAATCACCTAATCCTGGAATATTATAAAAATCTCCATAACCTTGAGTTGGTCCAAAACCACGACTTAAGTTTTGTATTCTCATGAGTTCTTCTTGTTTAGCCATAGCATCTGCAAGCTCTTGATCGTATCGTTTAACTCTTTCATAACCAGCTCTACCACCAGCAGCAGAAGGTCTAGGGTTATTTGCAATATAATCTTTTTTAAACTCTTCCATAGAAGTAAAACCACCTGTTTGAAAACCTACAGGATTTTGTATGGCTCCAATCATTCTGTCATATTCTTCTTGGATACGTTTTTTTCTTTCTTCTTCTTCTGCTATTAATCTTGCATTATTAGCAGCCATCTCTTCTTCTGCTTCTATCATAGCTGTACCAGTAGCACCTATTGCTGTTGGATAAAGTACACTTGGGTCCATAATTGTATTCATGGCTCCTTTGGCTATATCTCCAGCAGTTGCTGGTAATCCTACTGTACCTGTTGTTGGAATATTTCCTGGACCAACTGGTGTTACTTGCATTCCTATGTTTTGTGCCATCTCTGGGGAGATAGATGGACTAAATGCTGCTCTTAATTTGTCTACTTGTCCTAAATTAGCTACGTTTTGTCCAGCTTGATTGCCAGCTAGTGTGCTTAAATCTGTTATATTTTGTACTGCTTCTGGGTTTAAGACTTGTCCAGCAGAGGTTGCAGCATCTGTCATATTTGTATTAACTGCTGCTTCTGTAACATTTGGAGCAAATTTATTTAAGGCTTGTCCTAATCCATATCCTGTGAGACCAGACAATAAACCTTTTTCTAAATCACCTGTAGCTGCATATGTTCCAAGACCTGAACCTACAGCACTTGCAAGGGCTGCTTTACTTCCTAAAGTTGTAAGAGCTGTTCCTAAAGCACCTGTACCTAATGCACCACCTAAACTTGTAAATAAAGCAGGAGCTGCAATACTTCCTAATAAGGGTGCCAAGAATGGCAAGAACGCTTCGTCCTGCCCTGTTTCAGGGTTTTTAGTTATAGGCAAGCTTTGTCGCAATCCTTTCATTTCCATAGGATTGACGTGCAATAGCATAGAGTCCCCATACCTGCCAGCTTTTGCTACGTTTTTTGCTTGTTGTCTTAAATCCATATTATCTTTCCTCTAATGTTTCGCATCCAAATATATTGAACGCCACGTTAGCACTACTAGCATAAACAGTAACAATATCCGTTTGGTTTAATGTTATACCAATTACAAAAGAAATTGTATCATTTGCTGGTACTGTTTTGTCATATGCAATGTATTGACTTAGCCCTGATATAGCTGCTCCGCCAACTCGTACTGCTATTCTAAAAGTTGCATCTGCTCCAGAAGTCTCCGCAACTGTTATTGAACTTATTGTTGTTTGTGTTTTGTCAGGTACTGTATACAAATCTGTATTCGTTGTTGCCGAAGGATTTGATTGCCCTAATATTTTTAAATTATCTGCCATTATGATGCCCTATAGGTAAAGTTTAAACGATAATATTCTGCTGTTGTGTTTGGATTATGAGAATCGCCTGTGTTTTGATTGTTATGAAAACGAATATTAGTAACACCATTACCAACTGTAGCTGAAATAGTATTGCTGGTAGATGTTACAACTTGACCTGCATTTATAAAACTACTAACCATTCCTGAATGACTGGTAGTAAAAGGTAATCCACCTACCTCATTGCTTGAAAAATTAGTTCCAACTCTAAAAGCAATTAAGACAGTAACCATGTTGCCAATTTTAGTGTAATGACAAGTAGGTGTTCCATTAAATGCACCAGTTGAATCACCTGCTGTAGTTAAAGTAAATGTACCCTCTGCATAGTCATCAAGATGATTATCTGCTGCTGTGTCTCCATTAAAAGCTATACCACCAGTCACATCAATTCCAGTTGATAATGTCTCTAGCTTTTTACTACCGCCATAATTTATTTCAGCAGAACCACCATCTGTAAATCTAGCGTACATGGATGTATCGTTAGAATTTCTAATTTGTATATGCGTACCTTGAATTTTTAAATCGCCTGTTCCTGCATCTACAATTCTTGAAACACTACCATCATGATAAAGCTGTAAGTCTGATGAATCTCCTATATATATTCGTTTATTATCTTTTATGTTGAGGTCGTTAGTAATGGTACCACCATTAAAATATTGTTCTTCTCCTATTTCGTCTTGCAAAGCTCCCAACAACACACACTCTAAGTCTTGTGTACTTTGGCAAACTAAATGAAAAGGTGATGTGCCTATAAATCTAAATGGACCATTTGTACTTAAATCAGGACCACTTCCAGAAGCAGTACCTTCTTCTTGAAATCTTACAACTTCTTTAGTTGCATCAGTATGATCGTACTGATAAAGTCTATTACCATTTTTATCTAATACTTGTATTTGATTTGATTTATATGAAACTAATCTAAAGTTAGTAATTGTTGTTTCGTTATAAATATAGTAGTCAGATAAAAATTCTAGCGGTATACCAAACTCAGCATCACCGCCAGCACCATCTGCTGTACCAAAAGCACCAATACCTAAATCTCTGTCACCTCTATTTTCTCTGTAATAATAACCACCGCCATTAGTAGTCATAGTAGTTGATGATGAATTAGAGCCATCATTAATTTTACAAACAGATGTAGCTTGTGCGTTAGATATTACTTCTTGCCCTATAGGTGGTAATAATATATTGTCTCCACCTGTGCCTCTTTTCATACCAACAATATGACCAGTAGCTTTTATAATGTAATAATTAGTTCCGCTACCAGCTACACTTACAGTAGCTCCACTTTTATAATCAATAGTTCCTGTTGCTACAGGAGTTCCTGATATGTCTACTGTTGATGCTCCACCACTTGCATAAACTTCATAATCTACTTTAGAGTATGGTGAATATAACAAGAAATCTTGTGGATAATATCTAGTAGCAAATGAACATAAAACTTCTCCACCAAAACTAATAGGTGATGCATACTGTCTTGGTTGATTCTGTGATACTGATATAGGTTTATTTGCACTTATAATATCGTATATGCTCAATGAAGCATTAGGAATTACTACTTGAGTAAACGCACTTACATTACTATGTATTAAATTACCATTTAAATAAATATTAGTATTGTCTAAGTATGGTACTATTTCGTGGTCATTGGCGTGCAAAAATACTACAAAATCTGAACTAGCATGATGTCCACGCCTACGCATATAATCTCTAGTATCTAAATATTGATAGGGTAATAAATTACCACCTGTCATCAATCTATCTGCATTCGTTGTATTGCCATGATACATTTGTTTAAAGGCATCAAATCTATAACTATCTACATTTTGATGACGAAGCATAAATGGATGTGCTGTATTAGTTCCTATATAACCTTGTGTATCAGTTGCACCTATATCTGTTTTTACATTATTAGTGCTATCTTCAACACGAAGAACAGGATTTGTTGCATCTTGAATGTGTAGCTTAGTAGCAGGATTGTTTAAACCCATACCTACTCTTGAATTAACATCTACCATTAAGGTGTTTTCGCCTGCACCTTGTTCTATTCTAAATGGAGTTGCACCATTTGTTATGTCATAAAAAGTAAAATTATCGTTTGAATACTGTACTCCAACATTCCACTTTTCATTATTATTAGGTGCAAAGACCATTCTGACATTGTTTGTTGCTGTAGTAGATGCAAGCTTTAACATAATGTTAGAACTATCAGCTACTTCTAAAGCATAATTAGTTGGAACCTGTCCTATTCCTAATCTACCAGATGAATCAAAGCGACCAAACTCTGTAGTTGTTGTACCATTGTATCCTGCAAATTTAATAGTTCCATTAGATGTATTGTTTCTTGCTATGATATTAAAGACACCTGCATTTTCTTTTAAAAAACCTATTTGATTTGTGCCATCAGTATCTGTTAAATATAGATTAGGATCGCTAGATTGTATGTTTGCAACACCCTCTATTTCTACACCGCTTGCTGTTGTAGCAAACTTTTTGCTATTGTTGTAATAAAGTTCTACTGCATCATTTGTAATAAACTTAGCTTTAAACTCTGTACCATCACCTGACTTTATAAGTAAGCCACCATCACCCCATATTTCTAAATTACCAACTCCTGCATCTTTAATAAAACTTGTGACACCACTATGGTATATCTCCATGTCATTTGAATCACCAAAAAATATTTTCTCATTATCTGGTAATTTAATTCCTGCTAATGCAGTTAGCATCATGCTTATAGAGCCACCATTAAAACAACAATGACTGGCACCCATCAACAAGAAGATATGTCGCTTGACAGCTTTGCTGATACCAGACTCTTGCATATCTTTTACATGACCTACTTCTGAATATAAGTCCTGTAAAGCTTGCTCAATAGTTCTTCGGTTTATAGATTCGTTGACAGAATCATACTGTGCTGGTACTAAGGGTAAGGCTTTAACTGTTTTCTCTGCCATTATCTCTTACCATCAGGTCTGATATCTAATCTTAAATCTCCTAGCCTCCATCCGTAATCACTAGAAGTATTAGATATTTTTAAACTAGCTTGTCTGCTTCTAGTTCTGGTATTTATAAATGTAGATTCTGGAGTTATATCAAATGAACCTAAAAGTTGTTTAGCTTGCAATGGATAATCCCTACCATCAATCCTAAATGTAACTGTGTTTGATGAACCGCTTTGATCTCTAAATTCTATATCTGGTATTAGTTTAGATATAGCTACATAATCTTCTCCGTCTGGATCAAGATCAAAGTCACTAGATTCTATGAATGCACTAAAGCTTGTACCATCTGCTGCGTGAGCTATCTCATGGTTATATAAGTAGTTTAGATTAGTATCATCTAGTTTACCTGTAGCAAGAGGATATATTCTTGTCGGTGCTTCACTCCATGATGTTCTAGTAAAGCCATCAGCATTAGTGCCAATAGTCCATGTTTGTTCAAGGTAATTGTATATAACATACTTATCTACCTCTTCTGATCCTTCTGAACAATAGAACCATATTACTTCATTAAACTCTGGATTACTTCCGCCAAACACTTTGTATGTTTGGTTATAGTTAAAGTCTCCAAAGATATGATCTAATACTGTACATGGCAATCTTTGAGCAGCACCTGTATAGGTATAGAAAGCTCCACGATCCATAAAGAATACTTTGTTATCTGCTACGATAGCTGCATTAGGAGATATCATGGATACACCAGATGCAACTTCATTGAAGCTGAATATAAATGGTGCACCTACAAATCGCATAGATATAAGTCCTGCATCTGTAAAGATAATTATTTCTTGTCTTGTTCTAACTGCACCTACAATGGTACTTCCTAACGATAGTCTTACACCACCTGCTGAGTTAGTAGCTGTTGGTGTCCAATCTATATTAGATTCAGAAGTAGAAAATCTTACAAGTAGTGGGTCTAGTTCTGTTGAACCTATAGGATTACAACCAAATGCGATAACGTGTCTATCAATATCAGACATCATTATCTGTAAAACTTTTGTTGGTGGATTACTTGCTCCACCTATTGATGCAGCTTCTACAGCTCTTGTTCCTACACCTGATGATTCATCCCATACATAGTAACTACCAAGTCTTACTGCTGCTAATGTATCATCTCCAAAGTTATCTAAGCTCCAAAGTCTTAACTGATTTGTTGCATCAATAACAGATGTTGTACCCCAAGAACCTGAACCCCAGCTTCCTGATCCCCAACCTGATGAAGGAACGTATGTGTCTAGCCCTGTGTTTATTTGATATTGTGCTGTTACCGAACCACCACCATTACCTGTGTCTGATCCGTTTGCTGCTTTTGGTGTTCCTGGATATCCTGAACCTGCAACCTTTGCAGTAATCTTATAAGTGTTTACATCTACAATTTCATCTATCTGATACTCTTGATTAAGAACTGTACCAAATATAACGCCACCTAATGTTACCGCACCTGAGTATGTTACAAAGTCTCCAGCTACTGCTTCATGTCCTGCATCTGTTACTGTAAGTGTTGTTGATCCTGCAACTGCTGCAAAAGTAGCAGCGTTAGTTGTGGTCTTTCTTATAGGTGTAATATCGTAATAAGTATTACCTTCTTGTATATATAACTTTTGATGTGTACCTAAAACAGTATAGTTTGTTTGTCCTATGTCTCTATAGGTATGTATCTTTCTGCAAGTGCCAATAAAAGCATCAGATGATTGTTTTTCCCAACCACCTATTCTTTCTGGTCTACCTTTTCTAAATCTGACTTTATCAGCATCAAACCAACCACCTTCGTTAGAGTAGTTAGTTCCTTCTTTTACAATGCCTGGTCTAAATACATACTTTGCAAGTCGTCCCATTAAATGTTACTCCAATCTTCTCCCTGCCATAGTGTAGATTCTGCTTCACGTCTACGGACTAAACCTTGTTTAACTTCGCCACCAGCTTTATTCCAACGCTTCATTTGATTGGGGACAGTATGGTAGTCTCCTGCATTAAGCAGTTTTAACATAGTAGATGCATTAAGGTTTGCTGGACCTAAGTTATATGTCCATGATACTAAGGCATCATATTGATTTTGTTCTAGTTCTACTTTAACAGCTTTGTCTACATAAGCTTCGTATTCTTCAAGCTCTTCGTCTAACCATGCATCTGCTTCTTCTTGTGTACAAGTATCTCCCATTTTAACATCTTTGGTTCTGCCCCATGCTATTGTAGGAACTCCTGCTGCACATAAATATGCTTCTAGTTTACAGCCTTCAAATTTCTTAATTAGACTTTTTCCCTCTTCCGATATCTTCATCTTCGTTCTCCTGTTTATCAAGCTCCCTATAATATTCAATAATTGAAAGAACTTGTTTAATATACCTTTTTTGTTCTGCTGTGTTGACTGATAAGTTTTCATAATCTTTTGTACTCAATGCGTAGTAAGCTTGTCTAGGTGCGTTACCTTCTTCTACTAATTTTAAATATTCTGCCATTAACTCTGGTGTAAGAATTTCCCAATCAATGTCTACTAACTGTAACTCCATTGG